TGATGTCTGTCAGCAGATTCTGCTTGAAACCGTACTGTTTTGACCCATAAGCAAGTGTCATAACTGAACGCTTGCATACTTTACGGGTAATTCCATCCTGCCCGAACTTGATACGATTGAATGAAACCCAGTTCTGAGACAGAACCTTTGTTCCATATTTAGGTTGCACTTGTCCCTGTGCGGTCAACACTGGCTCCCCTTGTTTATTTGTCTTGATCGTATCATCCGTTCCCGTTTTGGTATCTTCCAGCAGTACCTTGTTGACCTTTTCAGCTACCAAACTGTAGATGTCTTGCACACGATCAGTCTTTGTCAGATTGACCGCATGTCCTCCAACCTCATCCCTCAAGATTGCTGAGAAATGTTGAAGCCCTGAACACGTACCGTCAAAAGCCAGTGGCAGGTTCGACACAAAGCCCACACAATCCTGCTTGACTTTTAAATATTCTTGAAGGTTTTTCCACTCATTGCAGAATGCTAAGAACTCCATTGGGTAGTCACCTTTAGACTCCTCATACCACCACTTGTAGCCTAAAGGGTCATCAGCACTTGCGACAATATTTGTGGTGTTATCGACCACCCATTTGATTCTGTCAGCGAATGGAACCTTGTCATGTCCTGCCAGATTCGCCCCATGGATTGCCATCCACTCCCAATCCTTTGATGTCTTCAGGGCTGACCCTTCAGCGAAAAGCAGCAGGCTTTTACCAATGTCATCAGACTGAGGACTGAGGGCTGTAGGAATTGGGTAGCAGCGACCCCTGTAATCAATATTCCACGGGAAATAGATCTGAGGGTACTCGCTGAATTTCTCAGCCACCTGCATTTCCATCAGCATCCTGAGGGCTTTTGACTTGCGTGCCTCCTCCATCTTGTAGATACCGACAAGTTTCTTTTTGTGTTCCTTGAGTTCTTCTTCTGTCGCGGTATCTGGCAACTGAGGTAATGTGTCGTATGGCTCCATCCGCACGACACCCCCCAGTTCACCACCACTTGAGACAATAGCCTTGAGTGTCTTCAGGATAAACTTGTTGATCACGAATGGTGTCTCCTGCATTGCGTTCAGTGCCCCGTATACTGTAGGCATTTCAATAGCCATCAGTTTCCGCTTGTAGTCCTTGATGAACCTGTTTGACTGCCCGTAGTGCAGCCGAATGATACTTGTGTTCAGCTTGCAGGCCCCATAGTAGCCCCCGTCATACGGCCCCGTCCATGGTTTCGGTGGGATAATGCAAGGTGGGTGCTTGACTGCATTCGCCAGCATTCTGTTTTCGTTCGTCATCCACGTTTTAAGGAACCATTCAGACATTTCAAGGCTTTTAACCTTCTTGCCCTTGTCCGTGATCTTTTCAGTTTCAGTCCAGAGATTCGACCCCACGACAATCATTTCCAAGACCTTGATACCTAAGGCCTGCTCCTGCTGCTTGCTCCACGACAATCCAGTGTATCCTTCCTTATGCATCCGATCAGTAACATAAGCAATCTTATAGCTAGAACGTGCCCTCTGTTCAATACCTTTTGATAGATTGTCTTTGAACCAACGCATATCTGTTCCCTTTTCACCCTCATACTTGATGAAACCCTCCACGGTTGCTTCACTCTTGATGTCGTGACCAATGATCAGGCTGATCTGTGAGTAAGTGTTAAGGCCTGAGATTGTAAAGTCAATCGTCCGCGACAGACCAACCAGTACAAGCAAGTTCTCAAGTTCGTCCTCCCGTCCATCATAGATTGACAGCAGGTCTTCCATTGGCTGCCTGTAGTCTCCCTGAATTGCTTTCGACGGGTGCTTGATGGACTCCACAAGTGCCTTAATGTTGTCCCTGCATGTGTCATAAGTCATCGTGATAAACTTGCCTGCCAGCTTGCCCTGCCCAGCTTCCTTTTCTGATACAGCTGCATCTAATGCCTTTTTCAAATTCTGTTCGGCATCCATCTTTGCTTCATCCTCAAGTTCAAGCTGCTTTGTGTATACCTCCCCATAACGTGCAAAATATGTGTCGTAGTCGTGCATAACATCAAACTTCATTGTCATAATTCTGTACCTCCTGCAATTTGTTCTATATTGTGTACCACCTAGAATTTAGAACCAGTGTTCTTGTCCCCTTTTAACCACGACAAATATTTGATATTTTGCTGGATATGGCTTTTTCTGGAAAGCCGAGCTGCAAACACAAGTACCAAAGTTGTGACTTGTAGTAGACCAGTTGTTCCCTCAAGGCTCCTGTAGTTCCTTCAAGTCCCTGTTGTAACCTCTTGTTGATCGCTTGATGACAATACTTGATAGCAAACAGGCACCTGCTGACAACAGGGAAGTGCTCCATATGTGGCCTGCTGTCAGACCTGACACGGCTTGCAATGTGTATGGCAGGGATACTTGTCAGATATGCTAGACCCTTCAGCGTGCAGCGTTGCCACCTGTATTTGGAGACATCCCAGACAAAATAGTGACGGCCAATCGTGTCATACTTGATCTGGATGACATCCAACCCCTTGATAATGACTTCATCACACGTTCCTGTATTGGCAGGATAATTGATCTTGATAAGCATGTTTACCCCTCCTCTAGGTTCCTTTAGTTGCTTAAAGTTTCCATGCGGTACACAATATAGAGGTTCATATATTGTGCACCCTTGCAGACTTCAAACACACAGGACACAAGCAAGTGCTGCTAATGCTAACATGGTGCTAAGTATCTCAAAGAATGCATACATGTTGTTTCCCTCCTCAGTCCTTAATTTCACCAATACTCTTGAGTGACACAAATCTGCCCGACTCCATACCTATGACGATATGGTCTAGGACTGGTATGTCTAGTACCTTGCCAGCCTTTGCAAGACGTTTGGTAACAGCTAAATCCTCCCTGCTAGGCATTGGGTCACCACTAGGATGGTTATGACCTATGATGATAGAAGAAGCATTAGCAAGAATAGCTGCCTTGAAGGTTTCCCGTGGGTGCACGACACTAGCCGAAAGTGAACCCATAGATACCGTGTTGACCCCTATTACCTTGTGCTTAGTGTTCAGTAGCAAGACAACAAAATATTCACGGTCAGCATCCTTCAGGTAGTCCCTCAGGATACCTGCTGCATCCTCAGGGTCGTGTATGACGGCTGACGGATACAGGTAGGATGATTCCCTCACGAGCTGGACTTTAACAACTGGTATGCGATTCATAAAACAACACTCCTCACTTGATAGATGATTGACTTTTGGTGCCTTATGGCCTCCATGGTGGCCTTTAGTTTCCTAAAGGACACTTGCAAGACACAAGAACTTTTAAAATTTTTCAAGGCGTAACATCATGCTTTGATATGCAAGCATTTTGGCCTTTGATATGAGATAGCAGTCATGATTATTTTGTGCTGGGTGATCTTCTGCTAGATGTCTGTTGATTCTTTCCATGTCGGCTACGTGTTTCTTGACTCCCTTGATCTGCTTGCGCAAGTCATAATAGTCTTGCAGCAGTTGCGTGGCCTCCTCTAAAATTTCAAGTTCTTCTTTTCTTGTCATGGTGATTACCTCCTATGTATGTACATTAACGGTATAGTTGGGTGCCTTATGGCCTCCATGGTGGCCTTTAGTTTCCTAAAGGACACTTGCAAGACACAAGAACTTGTTAGAATGTGAATAGATAATTTTGGGCGATTGCAACTAGATTGGTGAATATTAGCAGCTTTATCAGGTTGTGGATTTCATCACGAAGTGACTTATTGTCAGCCTCAAGTTCTGTTATTCTGTTTTGTTCGTTTGTCATGGTGGTTACCTCCTATCATTCCCAGTCCTTATTGATTGCCTTGATCGTTTCACCGTCCAGCGTGATCATTTCGTCCCAATGCTCTGTGATGTAGCTGTTGCTGCTACAAAGCCGATCAGCTACATTGGTAGCGATAATGACTTGAAATTTTTCAGGGTCATCAAACGGATTAAGCTTTTTCCTGCATTCTTCTTTGTAGAGTTTTACTTCATCCCCCAGTTCATCAAAGTATTCATCAATCCAACCTTCAGCAGCCCACCGATTGCAGTCATAACTACCGTTTACGTTTTCCGACTCAAACAAGATGAGTGCAAGATCACAAGCATTTAGTTCTTGATCTTTGTAGTCCTCCAGCTTGTCCTTGATTTCTCCCAGTACCCATTTGTCGAGATCGTTCAAATAAGTGTTGTTAATCATGATATTGTTCTCCTATGTATGTACATTAACGGTATAGTTGGGGCTTGTGGCCTCCATGGTGGCCTATAGTTGCCTATAGGACACTTGCAAGACACAAGAACTTGTTAGAATAGATTGGTATTCGTGTATTTCATTATTGAAATGACTGTACCCAGTTTATGCATGTAGTGCATTCCATCTTCGCCTGCCAGTTCGTCCTGCCTGAAGTACTTTTCATAGTTGTCAGCTTTTTCTTGCAGGAAGACTTGCAAGTCGTATATGCGTTTTCTTTGATTCCAGTAGGCTGCCTTAAGTTCCGCATTTTCAGCTTCAAGTTCCGCTATTCTCTTTTGTTCATTTGTCATGGTGCATCCCTCCATGTTATCCTCCTACACGTAGCTATTTGTAGCTACCCAACAGATTAAAAATTTTTGCCGTCGGGCGAGCTGTCGTGTTTACCGCATCGCCTTTCGACACTTCACAGTATAGCTACATGTGGCTACATTGTCAAGCATTAATTTTATTTTTTTTTTCTTTTGGTGCCCTTTGTGGTACAATGTAACCACAAGAAAGAAGGTGAACCAGTGATAGAGGAACCGAAAAAAGATAGTGTCATCAGGTGCCGAATTGAAAAGAGTATACATGAGGAATTTAAGGGAATATGTAAAGCTCATGCCATTAATCCCAGTGAACTAATAAGACAATGGATAATTGCCTATATTGAAAAGCAGCACAAATAAAAAAAAGCCCTGCCTAAAGACTCCTAAAGGAATCTAAAGACAGGGCTTTTAAAATTATTTGATAAAGAACACATACAGCAAATACAAGACAGCAAAAGGTGTGATGAAGTCAATCACAAGTTTCACCAGTTGCCATAAGGCAGCTACTAAGACCAAAAGGTTTATGGCACCCTGTATGAGTATTTGTCTAGTAAAATGCACATGAAAATATTTTGTCCCTATGATTGCTAAAATCAAAGGTATGAGGTTCAAAGACCTTAGATTATTTCTATGAACCTCTAACCATTGGTACAGATCAGGTGTGAAGTACATCACAGGAAAGACAAAAATGAAATAGATCAGCAATAACAGGAATAAGAATACAAAGAAATCAGCTAAACATAAGGCAACTTTCGACATAATGCAGCACTCCTAAAGTTTTCTTCTAGTATACCATAGGTGTCTTTAAGTTGCTATGCATGCGTGTGTCGCGTGATCTGAAGGTGTCCTGATGTGACCTGAGGTGACCTGATGTGACCTGAGGTGACCTGATGTAGCCTAAAGGTGGCAAACAGATAGAGAATTACACAAAAGTGAACTTTAGGCACCTTTAGTTCACCTTTCCCTCTCCACATACAAAACATACTGGTTTACTATGCAATACAAATAGATACCAGAAGTCACCTACACGTACCCGTGCGTGCCATAATAAACCTAGGTGAGACCAATCCCACAAAATTTATTTTCAATCAAAGTCAGTCATAAGCACCTGATAAGCACCTGAAGTGTAAACTAGTCACCTAGATCAAGACATTGTAGAATATAGATAGTATCTTAGTAGCTTGTAGGAGCCTTAAGGTCACTTCTAGTGACTTAGATACCTATAGTATATATATAGTATCTTAAAGACACCATAGGTACAGTATCTATAGAGGATATAAGTATCTATAAGTAACTGAGGGTGCTGCAGGGTGCCTACGGGGGCAGCCAGACCCAGCCGAACATATAATATGGACACAAATTTATTTTCAATTTTTCAAGTCTGAAAGGAGACTGATATTATGCCGAAGAAGATCACACGTAGACCTAAGGGTGAAGGTTCAATCATCACGTTGCCTAATGGTAAACTCAAGATGACTATCACGTTAGGTGTTGGAGTCGATGGTAAGCAGAAGCGTAAAGCTGTTACTGCTGCCACTAAAGGTGAGCTGATTAAGAAAGCAGCTGAGGTAAGAGTGCTTGCAGGTCTTAAGCCTGTTGGCAATAAAGACAAATATGTCAAAGATGTTGTTGAGGAATTTAAGTTGATCAAGGAACATGAAGTAACTGAAGACTCCTTCAAAAATATTGAGAGTGCAGACAAAAAGGTATTCGTCCCTCTGTATGACCTCAAGATAAGCAAGGTCACCCCTGAAATGTTAGACAATATATTTATGGGTCTGAAGGTGTCTAAGAATAACGGAAGGATGGTTGATGCAGCCCCAAGCTACAAGAAGTCTCTGAAGTCCATCACATCCGACCTGTTTAACTATGCTGTTGATAAAGAATATATAGACAAAAATCCAATGCGTAAAACACGTAAGATTGTCTCAGACAGAATGAAGGCTGATTTGGTCATTCCCATGGAAAAGCAGATGCAAGACATCCTGAGCAATGCCAAGACTTACGACACAAAGACTGATCGCCCCCACTATATGACTCTCTATCCCCTATTCCTCCTTGCGGTTGCCACTGGTATGCGTATAGGTGAACTCTTAGACCTAGATAGGAGTCAGCTTGAAGGGACTCAGATAAACGTGAAGTCTCAGCTGAAAGCTGGTGGGTCTGGAATGCCTCTAAAGACAAAATCATCATATCGCATCATCTACGTGAATCCATCAGTGATGAAAGAGGTACTTAAGTATGCCCCAGCGAGTGACAAGACCACAAAGCTCTTTATAGACGCTCTAGGACGGCCACTGAGGTACGTAAGGGCACTTAACTGTATATCACGTTACCTTAAGTCTGCAAACGTCCCTGAGGGCTTCACAATGCATTCCTTTAGGCACTACCATGCCACCTTGCTGTTGACCAAAGGTGTCAGCGTGAAAGACGTAAGTAAGCGATTGGGTCATAAGAGTGTAAAGGTAACCTTAGACACATATACGCATTGGATACCAGAACAAGATGAGTCAGCTGCTATGATGGTATCAAATGACTATATTGTCTAGGTGCTTATGGGTGCTTAAGGAGTGATTTAACT